CATATTTTATTTCTCCTGTAGAATCAAATGATTCAAAACCATAAAGTACAGGAGTTGGTTCCTAAGGTTCAACTACAGGCTCTATCTATTGTTGTGGGTTCAAAATTGCTTCCATTCCATAGGAAGGTGCCATAATTCCTGCACTTCCGGCAGGCATTGCTTTCTAGTACATTTATTTCAAAGGTTTATATGATTTATTATATATTTTTCTATTCCAATTTACTTTGGCGTCTAAAATTTCATTCCATTCATTTTGTGAAATATGCTCTGGAACTCTTGCTTGTGAACATAAAGTTTTCCATCTACGTTCTAACATATTTGACAGTTCTAAAGTAGCCTTATCATTAGTACGTAAAGCCTCTTTAAATTTAATTACATAAGCACAGAAAGCTGCTATTGCCTAAGCTTCAGCTACACTAATTTCTGGAAGTCCATCATTATCTAATATTGTTCCTTTATAAAGAATAAATATTTTTCCTGAGTATTTACCATCTAAATATAAGGTATCTCCTACTCTTTCGTAACTTACATACCTTCCTCCTATATAAAAAGGGTTTTCAAAAGCTTTTCTGGATTCTATATAATCTTCTATCCAAGATGAGTAAGGATCTCCATTAGGATAAAAATTAGATACAAAATTCCAGTCTTCAAATCCATATGTAATAGCTTCTATATCATCACAATTGCATGGAAGTTTTACAGTATTAGAGGAACAATTTATATCTGTACAATATCTATATAGTTTCTATTTTTTATTACCTATCATATTCCAAGCAACTAAACCAATTTCTTCGAAATCCTCAGGTAATAGTTCTAACCCATACATTTGGTTAGCTAAAAACATTGCATATCCAAATTTTTCCATTATGGCTTATATGTTTGGTCATTAGGTGCTGGCTACATTGCTAATTGTCTGTAGTAACGTAACTTCTTTTCAGTAAGACGTCTTTTAACTTCATTATTAAGAAAAGATAAATTATCATCATCTAATTCAGAACAACAAGCATAATTTTCTAACTATCTTGGATCTTTAAATATAGCTACTACTGAAATCTATTTAATCATAGGAGCATTAAATATATAAGCATCATACATCCCATTTTCATTTGGAGTTGTATCTATATATACAAATGGTTTATTTTTACCTCTTTTACGGTATTTATGATAATAATTCCAAGCATATGAAGAGGTATAAAATAAAAATGGAAGTTGTCTATCTATAGAACCTATGTAGTCTATAGCTTTTGCTCCGTAGTCATTAAATATCTAAGGCATTTCAAAATGTGCAGTTGGAGTAGTACCTATAGTTTCTCGACATCTGCATCTTTCTAGGTCTTTACAGTCTACAGGTATACAATTTACAGATGTTAATAAATCTCTTACAGGAAGAGTTCCTTTTAAAGAGTATTCTTTAAGAACTTGTAAACGCTCATCTACAACATCATCTTCTAGTTGTTCCTTAGAAATAGATGGATTGTGGTGATAACCTTGTAGACCTGATACAACATCATTGTATATAGCGTCTGCTAATTTCTTTATAAGCATAAATAAAAATAGGGCAAGGGCATTTTGTGCCCCTGCCCTTTTATTTTTTTTTAATTATCAATCTGTAACTGCTGTAATAGTACCTATCTTAGCTAGTTGTGTTTCAAACTCAGCTGCTAGATCTTGTTTTACAAAGAACACGTGAGTAGTCTTAGATTTAACAACTTCACCTACAGCATCTCCACCCATAATACCTCTGTTTACACAGTAAACAACAGTATATTGGTTGTATTTTGCTCCAACTACAGGAGTTTCATCCTGAACAATCTTAGTCCAGCGAGTATTTGCAGCTGTTGGAAGTCTATAATCTTTAATCATATTTCTATAAGTACCAAAGCCTTGCTTAGCTTGACGTACTAAAGTAACAATATCTCCGTCTTCATCTTCAATGCTGTCAACAACAGCAAAAGCACCGACGTGTCCGCCTTCTTGCCATGCACCAGCATTTTCGTCGAACTTCTCGAAATCAACCTTTGTTAGAGTTTGATATTCATCTGTTCCATTAATAGTAATAACACCAGTGTCTTCTGTGATAGAAAGCAGTTGATATTCATATACCATTTGCTGATATTTCTTAGCAATCTTCACAACTTTCTTTGCTGCTTGAGTAGCAGTTTCACCTGCTTTCCATAAGAACTCAATATAGAAAGGTTTTCCTTTGAATACGAAATCATTAGCATAGTAGCTATTTTGACAACCAGAAAGTCTGATATAAATAGCTAGTCTGTAAGTTGTATCTGCAGAAGGAGCAGTAGCCTCAGTTAGATCTACAGTTGCTTGTGCTAATACTGGATCAGAAGCTGCTCTTTTATAAATAGCTTCTACATTATCAGCTAAGAAATTAAAATCTCTCTTAATGTGGATTCCCTTTACAGTATTACCTTCCTTAATTTCAGTAATAAGATCATTTGCAGGGAAATTATAGTCTTTAAGACTATTTACGATAGTAGTTGTTGTAAATTGAAACATAGTTTATTGTTTAATTAGCCTCTTCGAGGTTGTTCCTATTGCTGAGCTGGATTGGCAATAGATTGAGTAACTTGAATATGGTTAGGAAGACGTTGGCTGCTTCCATTTTCCATAACTAAATGTACCAACTCATTTATAATCTCTTGGCATACATAATCTGGGAATTCCATCATTTGAGAGGTATCCTCAGTTAAATCTAGCTGTTCCTGGGATAGTCTTATATGTTGTGGAGCTTTTATGTAGTCTACATAAACTCTCTCAAGTTGGAATAAGCTGTTGTCTTTACCATATCTAATCTCAATACGTACATTTCCTGGATTTCCATAACGTACTTGTCCAATTCTTTCTACAGCATTTACCCTTGTAATATTAGGATTACCCTAGTTATCCACAGGATTCTCTGTATTTCTAATATCTATAACTCTACTTACTCCACCTTCAACTGACTTATCATTAGCATAGAGATTATCAAATTTATCTTTAATAACACCCGATGTTACTCCCTAACTTGGAGAGGCTGGGGCATCATTACCATCAAGAATTATATTTTCTCCTGCAGTGTCTTTGTCCGCAAATGTAGTACCAATTGATTTAATATCAGGACCATAAGGATCAGTAGGAATACCCTTTAAATCAGTAGGTTCAGAGTTACCACTAGTTCCATCATACTTATGTGAAGTATAATCAAAATAACTAGTAGTACCATTAATAGTTTCTTTTGCTAGATCTCTATTTACGTTATGTAAATAATAATATGGTCTTTTATAAGTAGGTCTTGTATAGACATTATTAATAACAGTAGACCAGCTATCTGCTGTAAGTCTCTCTGCTGGAAATTGTACATATGTATTTGCATCATAGCACTTAAATGGTTTAAGTACTTTATACTCGCAAATACAGTTTAGAAGATGTAAATAGTCTGTAGGAAGGTCGAATTCATAAATTGAATTATAAAGCGAACCCTTCTTTGTAACATCTACTCCATTAGTAAGCACTGTTTTATTATTGTCTTTCTCAACTTCAAGAGCAACTGTAGACTTAAGAACTCTTACATCATCAGTTGTTTGCTAATTAATATCATAGATGTTGTAACGTTTATTTACATACTAATCAACAGCTTTATTAAAGAAGTAATTAAAGTCTTCTAGTAATAAGTTTGGAGCCTGAACTTTATTTAGTTCAATTAGAACTCCTTCATAAACTTGTCTTGCCGTCATTGTGTATAAACTTTAATAGTTTATTTTGCCTTATCTTTTCCCTGAGGTTCATCTATATCATCAGGGTATAAATGTGGATAAGTATCTTTCTTGATAAGTTCTAATATTTTCTTATTCTTTGGATTCTTCATCCAAGTAATAGCAGCATCATCTGTACCTCCAAGAATTTTATCACTGTACCAATACATCTTGTCTCTTACAAAGATAATGCCTGCTTCACGAGCATCAACAAGAAGAATACGTAAAGTAAGGTCTCCTCCTGTGTATAACTTAATAATTTTATCTGGGTCTTTTTCAGCTACTTGTAATAGATAATCTTCAACATCAGCATCTGACTGCCCTGACATTCTCTTACCTAGAATCTTAGCCATAGTAAGTCTTCCATCTACTCCGTTGTCATCATTAATAATGAAGTCCGAAGCTTGAAGAACTTTCTTTTTCTTAGAAACTCTTAATCTTGTTTCTTCTCCAGGTCTATCTACGTAAAGTTCGGCAACACCATAACGAGGTTTCTTGGCTTTCCAGTCCATTGTACCATCTATAAGATAATCACCTTTAGAATCTTTAGCCCATCTATCTGGAGCAATTAGAGGACAGAATTTAATAGCTTCCCACTGAGCAGCTTGTATCTCGTCATCAAGATTAAATACAGTTCCATCTTCAACTACAATTTGCTCTCCTTCCTTTATAAAATATTTACCGCTATTTCTTTCGGCATCAGTAAGAATTAAGTCTCCTAAAGAATTAGTTGCTTTTACACAGTCGGGGTATCTCCCAGTTTTTGGATCTTTACATGGTTGTATGTAATATTTTATTCCTACCTTACCATAAACACTACGTAATACTATGTAGTTTTCTTTTGTCATACTCATATTATCATTGAATAAATTAATATTTAAAATATGGAAGGAGAGGATTTTAGCTCTCCTTCCCTTATCTTGAACTTATAAATTAAACTTCTCTTAAGATAAAGCTTCTGTATGGATTGAATACACCAACACCACTGTAACCCCAGTTGATAACCTTAGAAGCAGCAACAGGGCTAGAAACTTCACCAGAGCTTAATCCATTTCTACCTCCAACACCAAGATACTTGTTAGTGATGAAGTCTCCACCTTTAAGAGTGAACATTTGAATTGGTGGTTCAGCTTCTGTAGCGTCAGCAGTTAAATCTAGACATAAGCAATAAGCTTTCTGGAATCCATATTCTCTAGAGAATGTTCTATCAACTTTAAAGCTAATTTGGTTACCTCCGTATTCATAAGAATCGAATGTAGCACCAACTTTAATATAGTCATTAGCTTGTTTACTGTAGATATATGTACCTTCTGTCTTATATTTAGCTAAGAAGTCACCAAGAACAGTTTGTAGTAAGTTCCACATTCTTTCATTGCAGATGAACATGTACTTATTACCAGTTGGTTTCTTAGCTTTTTCATTCATAGTAGCAATAACTACATTGAATACATCAATAGTAAGTTTAACAAATGCATACTTACTTGCGAATCTTTCAACCTGTGGAATGATACCATCACCAATATAGATTGGTCTACCAGTATCTGGATCAGAAATAGTTGGTTTTCCGTTAACATCGACGTTAGTCTTATTGAAAAGTAAACCATTATTTCTTACATAGAGGAAGTTATCAAGAAGATTCTTCTCTAGTTTGTCCATTCTATAAATAGTTTCTGTAAGGTTACCTTGTCCCTTGCCTTCACCGATAGAGATAAACTTATCTTCGAAGGCACCATACTGAGCAGAATAGCTATCATCAACACGGTGAGTTGTGATGTAGTTTCTGTGTTTCTCAATATTTGATTGATATTTTACATACACTTTGTTAGCATTATGTTGCCATAATGATCAGACTATATCTTAATCTAAATACTTAAATACAAATCCCTTACAATGTTCTCGTTTTCCCTGTGCTACAAGCTTGGCATTTTTATACCCAGCTTTAACACAGTCAGTCATTGTATTGAAGATTTCAAGTAGCTTTCCTTCATCATTGAATCTTCCTACTTTACCTCCTATATAAGGTTTATCAACTGTTCCCATTTTTCTACATTTAAGTTTCTTCATAAATGGAACTTTTTCATAAGAGAACTGATGTCCTAAAAATTGATGTCCTTCTTTTATTGCTCTTGGAAGATGTCCTGCTCCTACAGCACTTGGATTTAAAAATCTTCCAGCAGAATTTACACTATCAAATTCTCTTTCAAAGTTTCCATCTAAATCATACATATAGACTTTCTTACGTGGATTAGCTAATTCAGTAATTCTTCCTCCTAAAGCTAGATTATAAACATCCTCACGCTTTAAAAAGTCTTCATTAACAATTTCTTCTTCCATTTTGTAAGCATCTTCCTCTTTATCAAATATTTTAAGAGTAGTTCTTATAAAACTTTTAATTCCATATTTCTTTACTGCATATTGAAATGGTGTCTTAGGATTTAAATATGTAGCAGGTCTGTATATGCTTACTCCGTTTCCTATATAACCATCAAATTCATCAGGAGTTTCTGTACCATGAACTCCAACATATATCTTATTATTTACTTTATTAACAGTTTGATATACAATATATTTCATAATTTATTTAAGTTTTAGATTTATTCCATTTCGGAGTTTATTTCTCCTACGTCCATTCGGACTAGTCGTTGAACCTTCCTTAGTGTTTCTCATAGAGCTTACAATCTCTAAGGCTTGGCTGCTGATTGACCCTGTGGGTGTCCCAGCAATTAAGAATATTTATTTAATTTTACACTGTCATTAAGCAGCGGAGGAGAGCTATGTAAAAGTTTGAAGTAGAACTCCATATAAAGTGTTCAAACCCTCCTCATGCATTTCAGGCATAGCATTGCTCTGGAATCTTGTAGTCATACCAATTTGACATCCACTCAGATCAAGAACTGACTTGTAATCATTATCAATAAGTCTAACTGTTACTTCCCAGTAGTCGTCAGCCTTACGAACAGGTCTTGCTACAACAAAGCATTGCTGTCCAGTTTCGTCAATTTTAAAGATGTCATATTTTTCATAATATCTTTCTTTGAAAGCCATAACAATTTCACCACCATCAGCTCCATCTTGTTCTGGAACAGCAGCGAATTCAACTCTCTTAATATAATTTGTTTCTACTTCCCACTCAAAGTACATAGCATCGATAGATTGATACTTATTACCTTGTTTTCTATCTTGATAGAAAATATTTCTAAGAGATTCTGTTAAGTAAGAAGCAGTTAATTCGGGATAAAGTCTTGAAACAACACCTAACTTATAAGGTTGAGTACCTAAGAACTTGTAGAAATCTTCATAGGTACGTGTTTCAGACATTGTAGATCTGTTAGTTACAAAATTAGCTACAATCATAATTAAATCTTATTTAAAAAGTTA